GTTCTTGAAGTCGTCGTAGTTCAGGCCGTTCTCCATGAACGCCTGCTCCGGGGTCTTCCCCCTCACCGAGTCGGCGAACTGCCTGAACTGCGGGTTGCTCTGGTACAGCTGGGCGTACGCCTGGCTCGGGTCCCCCAACGAGCGGAGCTGCTGCACTGCGCCCAGGATGGAGCTGCCGCCCTGGTTTCCGAAGATGCTACTCGCCATCGCCAGCCGCCTTCCCTATCCTGGGAGGCTCCGATAGCTTCCTCACCTGTTCCATCAGCTCGTCGAACTCGGAGCGCTGGACGTAGTCCGCGTCCGTCACCTTCGCCTCGATCGGCTCCATGGGCTGGAATGCGAACGTCCTGATGGTCGGATAGCCAGCCGAGTCGGTCGTCTTGAGGTACAGCACGTCGCTGTCCTTGTCGAAGAGCGGCATGGCCGAGTTGGGAGGCAGCTGGTAGGCCCTCGCTCCCTCTATACCAGTCACGCTGACCAGCCCGTTGACGGGCTGGGCTGTCGCCTGCGGATGGTACGCCCAAGTGGGCTGGCTCCACGAGTACGGCTGCGGCTGTCCGTACGGGTTATACAGCATCGGATTGTACGCCATTTCCCCTCTCCTATCTGTCGATGATCTCCGTATCCGTCGAGAACGGCCAGCAGGCGTCGTGCCTGTGGACGCTCCCGATCGGCTGGGGGCAGCTGACCGTCAGGACGGCTGCGATGACGACCGCGAGCACGAGCGCGGCCAGCGCCCAGATGAGCAGGTCGACCCTACTCATCCCCCTTCGCCTCTTCTGGCGGCTCGACTACGAGCATCTTCCGCGCTTCCTCTTCGGGAATGCCTACCTTCACGGCGATGGCTACCAGCAGGTCGTTCTGCTTCTCCTGCTTAGCTGCCGCCCAGCAGAGGCGCTCGATGAACGGCACCTCCTTGCCACGGCCGCTGTAGTCGGTCCTGTCGTAGAACTTGGCTTGGATGTCCACCAGACGCTGCCCTGCGGGCATGTTCGCGTTCGGTCCCTGAACAGGGTAATTCCATACGTCTTGTGCTGCCATATCGTCCTCCTCTGGTCTAAGGATGTACTGCCAACCGCCGTAATTCGGCGTGATGCTTATTTCGTAACCCGTCTGGTCACCTGGTTCGCCGTAAGGCGTCCCGTTCTCGGAAATGTGCGCCCCGACGTTCATGCCGTCACCGATGTACATTTCGGTATGCCCGTCCGCGCCCCACGGGTCACGCAACAGAATATCGCCGCGCTCCAACCCAACAGAGCCGTAATCCAGGCACGTAAAACCAGCGTTCGTGAAGTCATCAATCATGGTTCCCGTGTAGCGGGTCTTGTCTGGCCCGCGTCCAACGGGAAAGCCTGCCGCGTCTGCGCTGTCATACATCAATGACGAACAATCGCGGTCTTGATTCCAGCGGTCAGCCCATGAGTAGCCGTGCGAATCGTCGTTTGCGATGTTCACGGCATGGTTGACCATCTGGTCGATGCTGCCCATATAACCCCCTTCCTAGAGCTTGTAGCCCCAAATCTCGGCGGGGTCGAGGTCGTCCCTGATTAACGCCTCCCAGTCCCCACGCTCCCCGTAGAACACGCTCAGGTCGAGCGGTCCGTCGTATCCTCCGATGTAGCCAGAGGACGTGTACTGGTACATGGTCATGCCAGGCCAGTCGCCCGTGGGCCATATGTTGTCGGGATTGTCTACCCAGCCCGCGCCCTGGTACTTGTTCAGGTAGCTCGCCATCCAAAGCGGCCATCTGGTCAGCTCGGCGTGGCTGCGACTATTCAGGTACGAGGCGTATGCGTAGAACATTGGGGTCGAACCCGTCCTCCCCCCTACGCGCTCCATCCATTTCAGCGCCCACGAGACGGGGAGAGACTGGGCGTCTGCCTCGAAGTCGAGGATTGGCACGCACCTGCCGAAGAAGTCGCCGATTTCGTCGCAGAAGTAATCGGCCTCGGCCAACGAGTCGTTGTAGTCTCCCCACTCCATCGCGTAGTGGTACAGGCCGAGGAGCTTGCCCGAGCCTAAGACGGCGTCGGCCCATTCGCGCCAGTACGGGTTCATGTATCCAGTGCCGCCAGTAGCCTTGATGATTACCACGTCGCAATCTAACCCTGGGATGTAGATGCCGGCCTGGTGCGACGATATATCCACCGCCCTAAGCATCTTCGCCCTTTTCGTAGGGCTTCTTGTAGCCGAGCGCGCGCTCCGAGTCGCCGATACCGGCGGTCGTCATGTCGACGGCGATCCCCAAGGCTGCGAGGATTGCGAACACAGTCCCCACGACGGCGACTAGCTGCTCCTGGATACTGCTCACGTCTAGCGTTACTCCGAAGATAGCGCATACCTGCTGCACGAGCAGCAGCACGAGCGGGATGAGCGTAATCCAGAACCACTTGTTCCTAATTCTCACTTTCCAATTGATACCCATTTCTTACCTCCTTACTTCGCTATCAGATACTCGTTGATTTCCCTACGGACTTTCGCGAGCTGGTCGGTGTGGTTGCCGTCGATCTCGTGGCCAAGCAACGTGAACAGCGCCTTGAGTTGCAGCTTGTTCATCTGCTCCGTCTCGTCCTGGCGCTTTTCGATTTCCTCGATGCGACGCTTGTCCGACGCGAGCCACGACCTGAACGAATCTATGTCCTCGGCGTTCTTGTCGGACGTCTTATGCGCCCAGCGCCAGAACTTCACGACCGCCGCACATGCGCCAGCTATGCAGACGATGCCCCCGCAGATGGCGAGTACGACGGTGAAGAACGCCTGTATGGCTTCGTACTCCACTACTCGACCCCTTCTAATGCGGCGATTATCTCGGCCTTGGTCCACGAGTCGTATGCCTCGATGCCGCGCTCATCCGCGAGGGCCAGAAGCTCGGCCTTGGTCATTGACTGGTAGTCGGGCGTCTCGGTCTGCTCGGCTTCGGGCGTAGGCTCGGCTTCTTCCTCAAAGTCCACGGGCAGAGCCGCCAAGAGCAAGTCGAGCTGTTCGCTCGTGATGGTGCCAGCATTGGCCCATGCCGTGACGTTCTCCGCGATTCGCATGCACTCGTCAACGTCGGCCTGGTCTAGCTTGCTGATGGCCTTTAGCGTGACTTTCGTCAGGAACGCGCCTAGATTCTTGTATGCCATGATTGTCCTTTCTATCTATTAGCCAATTCGTGTAAGCATTGCGTTACCGTCAGCATTTCCCGATGTAACAACTAATTTCGAGTTAGTGCTTTGCGATGTATCAACCGTGAAATAACTAGACGCTGTTAATTCGACAAACAACAATGTCCCATCTGTTGCTTTCGTTTTAACAATGCCAACAATGCCAGCCGCATAATCATTGCCAATAGCGAATAGATACACTCCATTAGAAGGCAATGTGTATTGCTTCGTGGTAAATGGGGGAAAATGACCCAAGTCAATGCTTACACTATTAAAAGCAGCAGAAACATCCGCTATCGCCTGCTCCGCTTCGTCTATCTCGCCCTGCAACCTGGTTTGCATAGCCTGCCCGTATTCCGTGACTTCGGGGATGCCCTTGACCCAGTAATCCACGCCAACGTTATCCAATTCGGGGATGGTGACCGTGGCTCCTTCGGGAAGGTCGGGAAGGTTGATGTAGCCGCCGTCCCATGTAGCAGGATTGGAAAGCGGGTAAATTATATCCAGCGTCGGATAAGTTGAAACCAATGCACTAGTGGTGCTTATTCCAGGGCCAACGGTCAACGCCAGATTGTTGTTGCCATTAGACTGCGATATGTTCCCAGGAACCCACGTTGCAGCAGGCGCAACTGATACGGCATGAGAACACAAGGCGGTCGATACATCAGACGATGACGCTAGTTTTCTCGCATTAAACGCGACATTGAAAATCGACCTGCTAGTGTTTCCGCTCGAATAAGAGAATGTATCCGCATTGTCAGCCGTTTTTCTGCCAATCGAGCTTAATCCTCCGACATGTCCTGCGCTGTCAATGGTTAGCGTGTCCTTGGTGCCATCGGGCAAGGCTCCGAGAAAGCCCTTGGATGGCAGGGGGATTGGTGTTACCGTGGTCTGCCCGTTGGCGGTTACCTCTAGCCCCACGTGTCCATATGGTACGTATGGGGTGGGTGTGGTGCCGAGTTCGAGTTGGATTGTCGTCTGGTAAGTCGCGCCTATTGTGGTACTCGCAAAGCCGACGCGAATGGTTACATACCTTGCATTCGCGTTTGTGGTGAAGCTGAATACGCTACCGCTATACTGCTGATAGCCGAGAGATACCTTGCTCGCATCGTATTGCGTTATGAAGTTCACAGACAGAGCGGGGTTCGATAGCGAAACGCAATACGTGGTATTTGGTTCCACTTCGACCAGCACGCCTGCGCTGCTTCTGTCGTAGCTGGCCGATGCGGGGCGCACGTCATTAACGTATGCGTTGTTATCCGTGACGCCCACGATAGACAATACCTGGTCAGACACTGACGAATTAGCCGCATATGACGTGCCGATGAATTGCAAATCATACAGGTTTCTTCCCCTTGCAACCATGATTGGCTGCGGGTTGGTGGGCGTGGGTGTGCCGCTCTGCGTGGCGTACCCCTCGCCCTGCACGCCGTAGAGCGCAGAGCCATCGGTGACACCAGCGGAGTGCTTCACAAGTGGGCCGAGGTTGAGTTTTTCGTTAGAGTCTACCGTCAGGCCATCGCCCTGCTTTGCGCCGCCTTTGGTGGTCGGTGACATGGTGGGCAGCTCATAGGTGCTCGCGCCGTGCATGGTGCCGTCTGCGTCAACGGTGATGGTCGTGCCATCGACCTTCACGCTCAGCTTCTCGTCTGCGCCCACTTGCAGGCCAGCGCCGAGTTTCGCGCCGCCGCGCTGCGTGGGCGACATGAGGGGCACGTTGTAATCCACGATGGCTTCTGCGGCTTCGGTGGCTTCCTCTGCTGCTGCCATGGCCTGGTCTATTTGATCTTGCGCGTCCTCTAGGAACTCTTCTACGCCGTTAGTCCACGCTTGCGCGGGGTCGGCCCCCTCCGTGGCGTTCTGGTGGACCACCACCCTGAATCGGTTGGTGGAGCACACCACCGTCTCGCCCTGGAGGATCTCGACGTACGCCACGTCGGTAGTACCGGCGACGTTGGCCGCGTACGTCTCGTCGATCTGGAACGTCGCCGTGTTTCCAGACACCGTTCCCGTGGTCTCGTAGTAGCCCTCGCCGTCCGGAGTCCTCATGCAGAACTTTGCCGACATACCGCTCAGTGGGAGCGCGGCCCCGCCGTCGTATACGCCCGCCTGTATCTCCGTGCCGTTCTTGTCGCCCTGCCCGAGGTAGATCACGGGCGTCACGGCTGGCCTCTTGGTCACGTCTAGGTTGATGTGCTGCGTGTTCAACTGGAGCCTCCTCCTGTTATACGATCATTATACCACATCGATAGCGTGGGATGCAACGCCCGACCTACTCCAGATCAGATAGGCGCATCTCCAGGTCCGCTATCCTGTCTTCTAGGGACTGCGCGTAGGCCACCAGCGGGGCTATGAGGGCCGTGTAGTCGAGGGTCAGCGGGTCGAAGCCGAGCGAGTCGTCGGTGTGCCGCGCCTCCACGGTGGCCGTGTCCCACGGGTCAGCCGCCTGCACGTCCTGGGCGTAGAACCCGTAATGGCGCTGGCCGTCCTTCATGAACACCGCTGGTCTCAGCCTGCGTATGAACGCATAGCCGTCCCTCCCTAGGTACGCGAGGTGGCTCTTGAGCCTCCTGTCTGAGTTCTGGGTGAGGCGTCCCGCCAGGACGGCGTTGCCGCTGTCATCGACGGTGAAGGCGTTGCGCCTTATGTTCTCGTCAGAGCTGCCGTAACCGACTATGAACAGGGACCTGGTGTCCGCGACGTTCATCTCGCCGACCACTAACTGCTCAGCCCCCTGCGCTATCAGGCGGTATCCGACCGCAGCCGACTCCCTACCGGACACGTTGTTCATGTCGCCGACGCTCATGGACTTCGCGCCCACCGTGCTGTTGCTCTCCCTGGCACCCACCGTGAGGCTGTCAGGCAGCTCCAGGGCGCTAACCGACGTGGCGTTCCTGTTGCTTCCGTTCCAGTGCTTCAGCCTGTTCCCGTCCTTGAACACGAGCGGATAGCCCTCTGTTGCCAACCTCCTTATGTATCCAGTCTCGTACGCCTGGAAGAATCCGAGCATGAAGTCCATCTCCATCGTCCAGTCATAGCCGCCGCTGTACGACGCTGGCGTGTACGCGACCCTCAGAGCCTTGTCTCCGCCGAGGTTGTATGCTATTTCAAAAACACTGCCAAGTTTCCCGATGTGAACGCCGATGGTCCCGTCACCGAGTTCGATTCCCTCGCCGAACGAGGCGATGGATGCTCCAGCGGTGGGCACTCCGTTGTTCCATGTCACGCTCACCACGTCGAACGAGCCGCCCGCGTTGACCAGCGCCCCGACCGTGTTTCCCGGCCTGCACACGAGCACGCCGCTACCGTACGTCCTCACGAGCGCCGCCGTGGCGTTGGCGGTCGACAGCGCACTCGACGCGTTACTGTCTGCGGTCCTTGCCGTGGAGACCGCCGACGAGGCGTCGGACACCGCGCCGTCCACGTCGTCGAGCACGTCGCCCAGGGTCGAGTCGATCAGCATCGTGGTCGGCCCCATCCTCAACTGCCCCGCGTCCAGGTTCCAGTACGTGCCGGACGGGTTCCCGATCGCGCCAGTGACTATGTTGGCGGCGGTGACCACCGCTGCGGCGACGTGGCCGTCGGTGAACACTGTCTTCCAGTCCCACTCGCCCTGCGCGGTCTTGGAGGCTGCTATGCGGATGGTCCCGCCCTTCACCTCCGTCACGGCGGTCGCCTCCCTGCCGTCCTCCGGGTCCAGCACGGGCCTGTCGTAAGTCCTGATGCCCTGGCCCTCTGTGATGTAGGTGTAGCCGCCAGTGGCGTTGATCTCGGCGTTGATGCGTTCGAGGAGCCTGCTAAGGTAGTCGGCGGTGCTCATGGAGCCGCCGTTCATGTTCTGTATTATGTTGGAGAGCTGCGTTATCTGCGAGTCCAGCGAGCCGAACAGCCCAGAGAGGCCGCTTTCGAGGTAGCCTATCGTCAGCCTGTCGGTCCGCCCGGACAGCTCGTCCACCGTCATGGCGACGACGCGGCCAGACAGCCGCAGCCCGTCTCCGAACTTGCGGTCGACGACCTGCACCGTGTCACCCAGCGAGACCCCCTGCAGGTCGACGCCCTCGCGTGCGAGCTGCACCACATCGACCTCGTAGGTGACCCTGGGGACGGTGAACTCGTCCAGCACCGACTGCGCCCACTCCAGCAGATCCTCCGGCGTCTCGCAGTCGGGGTTCTCGACCTCGACGGTCGGGTACTCCCAGCCGCCCGAGCCGTCCGGCAGCTTGGCGATGTCCACCATCTGCGCGTTCTCCAGGTAGTCCTTGCCGTCGTTGACCGACTCGATGGTTATCTTGCGCCCGTAGCCGCCCGTGTCGGTCTCCTCACCCTTTCCGCGTGGCGTTATGCGGCAATAGAGAGGCCCGTCCGCGAGTGTGCGCCTGACCGACATCAGGTCGGCCCCGAAGTCGAACCTGCGCCTGGCCTCCTGCTCGCCCATCTGCGAGTAGAGGTCGACTCTCCTAGCGGTCACGCCGCTGCCGTCCACTTCGATGGTCGCGTCGATCTCGCCGCCCCAGTTCTCGACCAGGATGGAGAGCGCGTCCCATCCGTCCGTGTCGTACATCGACGCGCCGCCCGTGTTCATGTTGGTGACGGTGCCGACCCGCCACCTTTCGGTGCCAGAGAGCGCGGCATCCAGCGCGTCCGATGCGGGTACCGCTACCTCCGTGCCGGGCATCCGCGACACCCTCGTGCCCATCAAGTCGGGCTGGACCGACCACGTGCAGTAGTAGGTGCCGACAGGCTTGCCTCCAGAGCCGTGCAGGGAGTCGACTCCGTACACGACGTACTCGCGCCAGATCCCCCTGTCGTCCTGCATGAGCACCCGCTGACCCATCTCCAGCTGCCGCGTCGTCTCGATCGTCAGCGAGTGCTCGCCGTTCAGCTGCTCGAAGCGCGAGAGCGCCAGCACCTCGGCCTCCGACAGCTCGAAGAGCGGCTGGTCGGACCTGCTGTATACGGTGACCCTTCTCATCTACAGCCACCTCTCCCGCCACGTCACGGTCGCTGCGCCAGTCCCGTTGTCCATCCTCAGCGAGTGCTCGCCGGGGGACAGCCTCAGCCAGTCCGAGTCCAGAGTCGGCACCGCAGCGCTGCCCTGGATAGTCAGCGTCCGCTGCCCGCAGTCCAGTACCACGTCCCTGCCGGACGAGCTGCCGGTCGCCACATGGACGAAGTCAAGCTCGTCGAGTATGAGGCCCCACAGCGACGAGGTTCCCCTAACTGCGGTGGCGGTGACGATCGGGCTTGTCGGGTAGCTGCCGCCCACCACGAAGTCCACGGAGCCGCCAGACGGGACGGTGACGGAGCGCTCCGCGCCGTACATGGCGGAATGGAGCGGCTGCATGGTGACTGTCATCACCCCGAAGGTCACGAACTCCCGGTAGTCGGGCGGCTCGCTCACGACGGCGACGTAGTACAGCCCGTCGTCGTTCGAGAAGGCGACCTCCACAGGCCCCGCCGTGTTGAGGACGGCGGCGATCTGCCTAGCCTCGCGCCTGCGCTCGTCGTAGCCCATAACCTTGGAGACGAGCGTGAACTTGATGGGCTGCGGCATCGTGTCCGCGCCCATGAAAGCGTAGCCGTCCATCCCCGGCACCGACACGAGGTTCGGCACTGGAGACGGGACGGGCCTCCGCACGTCCACCACCTCGTATTCCTCCGAGAGGTCTACGCCGCCGAGTACGAGCCGTTCCATATGGCACCTCCGCCCTGCCTGCTCATGAGCCTGTAAAGCTCGTCCGCGATGGCCCTGATGTCGCGATCGTCGCGGACCTCCATCCTCTCCACGTTTATTATTACGCCGGGGGAGTTCTGAGGTGCCGTCACGCCAGCCGCCATGCCGACGTTGGCCGTGAGGTCGACCTCTCCATCAGCAGCCCTGTAGACGCCCTCAGCAGCCCTGCGCATCGCCCTCTCGGCCTTCTCCGCCGTGTCCTCGATGCCCTCGGCCATGCCCTCCATCGTCATGTCGCCTATCCAGGCGAACAGCTTGGACGGCGACGCGATGCCGAGGAAGCTCAGGGCGCTGTCGACGGCGTTCGACAGGCCTCCCGTGATGGTGTCGATGACGGCCCAGAAGTTGTTGGCGATGCCGTCGATGAGGCCCTGCACCAGGTTCACGCCCGCGTTATAGAACGAGGTGACCCAGTTGACCACCGTCTGCCACGCCGCCTCGATCCAGCTGCCGACAAGCCCCGGCAACCCCGATATGGCGTTGCCGACGCCGTTTATGAGGTTGTTGATCAGCTCGACGCCCGAGTTCCACATGCTGACGAAGAACCCGCCGATGGCCCGCAAGGCCCCGTTGACGACTTCCTCCGCGCCCCTCATCATCGGGACGAGGCCGTTCACGAAGCCCTCGACGAGCGCCATGACCAGCTTCCCAGCTGCAGCCAGGATGTCGGGGATGTGCGTCACTATCTCGGTGACGACGGCGGCGAGCAGCGCGCCCAGCGCCTTGACGAGCACGGGGGCGATTACGTCCGCTATCCGCTCGATTATCTCCACCAGGCGCGGGCCGACGACCTTGATCCTCTCGACTATCTTCTCGACGCCCTCCTCGACCAGCGCCTGACCCTTGTCCATGTCGCCCGATATGAGTTCCTGCAACCCGTCCATGACCGTCGTGAATCCCGGCAGGAACTCCGTCACCAGGCTGTTCCTCACGCCCGTCATAGCCGTGTTGAAGTCCTGCAGGCTGTCCTGGAACGCCGCAGACGCCTTAACCGACTCGTCGCTCATCACGCCGCCCAGCTCGTGCACCCGGTCCTTCATGGCCTGCGTCTCTGCGGCGCTCATGTTGAGCAGTGCACCGAGTTCCGTGGCCCCCCTGCCGAGCAGCTGCCCAGCCAGGTACGTCCTCTCGGTCTCGTCGTCTACGTTCTGCAGGCCCTCGATCGTGGCCGCGAACAGCTCCTCCTGGTTCATGTTCGCTATCTGCTCTTGGGTGATGCCGATTCGCTGGAACGCGTCGTTTCCGCTCTCCACCGCATTTGCGAGGGTCTTCATGCCGACCTTCAGCGACTCCATCGAGGTCCCGCTGTGCCGCATCACCGCGTCCCACTCCTGGTAGGCGTTGGCGGAGATGCCCATCTTCTGGCTCATCTTGTCGATGTTGTCGCCGTACTCGGCGACTTCCCTGACGTTCGACACCAGCGCCGTCGTCACTCCCACGGCGGCGGCTGTGACCGCCGCGAGCGCCGCAGCGCCCACTTTGGCCGCCGTGGCGAGCTTGCCGCCGAGGTCGCCGCTCAGCGCACCGATCTTGCTGGTGGCCTGATCGTCGACTCCGACCTTCACCATCAGGTCGAGTAGGTTCATTATTCCACCTCCAGCCCCATCTTCGCTATCACGTCATCGACCACCTGCTCGGCGTCGAAGTCCCTCTGCCTGGTCTGCCTGGTCAGCTCGCGGTAATGCATGCTGCTGCCCAGCAGAGCACGCAGGTGCTCGGTGACGTAATCCCTGTACGCCTCGCGCCTGTTCTCGGACGCTTGGCGCTCCCTCGCGTAGCGCAGGAAGAGGCATGCCGACTCCGGGCCTCTGTACTCTCCCAGCGCCAGCCACGAGGGGCCAGGGTCTATTGCTGTTCGGATAAAAAAGCTGGAAGCTCCAAGTCGCTCGTGACAAGCTCCATGATCTCGGCCATCGGGTTGTCCACCTCTTCGGGACTGACTCCCTTGGCGAACGCCATCACGTCCACGATACCGTCCGCGATGTCGTCGCGCATGAGCAGCGGCCCCAGCTTGAAGAACGCCTTGTCGCGGCTCTCTCCGTTCTTCACGCTCTCGACGAAGTCCGCGAACTGCTCGTCGTCTGACAGCGTGTCTGCGAGCGCGGCGAGCCTCCCCACGACCTGTAGCTGTTTCTTGCCCTTGATGTCTCCCAGCTTCATGCGTCCTCCTACGGAGTGGTCGTGCCGTCACCTGTGGTGGTACTGCCGTCACCTGTGGTGGTACTGCCGTCACCTGTGGTGGTCTTACCGCCGCCTGTGGTAGTCGGCTCGGCGGTGCCAGCCTTGACGTAGACCTCGAACGGAACGTCGTCTATGTCGTCGATGTCGTAGTGGCCGAGGAAGTCGAAGGCCAGGTCGCCCTTGCCGTTGTCGTTCGACTTGAGCTGGAACCCGCCAGTGTTCAGGGCGTTCTTCAGACGGATGGCTATGAAGCCGCCGTTGGTGTTGCCCGTCTTGTCGGAGTAGTCGCCGACCCACCACAGGTCCTTGAAGTCAGTCCCCTTGAGTTCGGCCCTCGGCACGTAGGTGGTCACGCCGGAGGCGGTCGTGGCGTCGTATGCCGCCAGGAAGCGGTCGAGCGCCTCCTCGTTCGCGGTCTTGCCAGTGCCGCTGATTCTCGGCTCGTACTGCTCGATGCGCTTCAGCTGCATCGTGTTGGCGGGGACGTTGTCGATATCCTCGCCGAAGTCGGTGTACGTCGGGTTCGAGGCGAACGTCGCGCCCCCGGACGTAGCGACCAGCGCGTTGGCCTTGATGTCGGAGGCCGAGCCTGGGTCGCTCGGCGTGAACTCGGTGAGCAGCATGCCCGCGTTGAGCTGAAGGTGCTCGAACGCGTCCGCTGCGACTTGGGTGAATCTCATTGTGAGCCTCCTATGCGCTCAGCAGGTACTCGACGCTGACGTTGACGTACCTGCGCTTCACTTTCTCGTCCTCGCCCTCCACGCGGACGGCCTGCGCCCACGGGGAGCCTTGCTTGAGCCATACCGTGCCCTCGTCGCACTTGAGGAGCACGCCGCCGTTCTTCAGCTCTCGGCGGATCTCGCGCACCTTCGCGTTGGGGATGGCCTCGGAGTCGGTGCGGTACCAGACGTTGACCGGCATGCTGACCTCGCCCTGCATCCAGTCGCCCACGACCAGGTCGTAGGTGATGTACGGGAACTCGGCGTCGCTGGGCGTCGAGGTCGTGGCGTAGGCCGGGATCCCGAAGCTGCTGAGGAACTGGTATATGGCGGCTTCCGGCGTCATGTCAGCTCCCATGCCTCGGCCTGGTACTGGTTGAACTGGAACGTCGCGACGCCCGGCGTGGGGTCGTTCACCTTGGTGATGCGGAACACCTGGCCGTCAGACTCGCGCCTGAACGCGTCGTGGAACTCCATCTCCACGTTCCTGTCGGTCGTCACCGTGTAGAGCGCGGTGACGCCCTCGGCCTCCGCGATCCGCGCGTTCATGCTCGAATCGAGGACTATGGCCGCCTCGAACTGTGGGCCTTCGCTCCAAGATGGGATCCAGCCGCCCTCGCCGTCTGGCACCCGCGACTTCTCCATCAGCACGCAGGATTCCTTGAATGCGTCTATCAGGCTCATGTCACCACCCCGAGTGAGACATCTTGCGCCACGGGTCCAGGTCCCCCCTGAACTGGGCCTGCCAGCCCGTCAGGGAGACGCCGTCATCAGAGGACGACCCCGACGCCCTGGTGTAGGAGTAGCCGCCGAAGCTCTCGGACTGGTACGGGCTGCTCAGCACGTCGGCGTTGTCCGCCGTCCATTCGGCCACCTTGTCGGCTACGTCCTGGACTGCCTTCGGCACGGCCAGCAGGACCACGCGCCCGTCGAACGTCTCGTCCGTGAGGCCCGCGAGCGGGTACTGGTGGAGTCCGTCGTTGAAGACGGACCCCTCGATCCACAGGTACTGGCCCTCCTGCGCCTCCTCGACCTCGAACGTACCCGAGGACACCTCGAAGGTGCCCTCCAGGTACGCGTAGTCGAATCTGTTGTGTATGTGGCGCAGCACCTGCTCCAGCATGTCAGCCTACCTTACGACTGGGCCGCGTAGGTGTACTTGATGGTGACGGTGCCAGTTGGAGCGGACGCCAGACGCACGCCGTCCTTCTCGATCGTGTAGTCGGTGATCGCCGTGCTGCCGTCCTTCAGCTCCTCGACCGAGATCAGCGGCGAGTGCGCGGTCGGGTAGAACAGCGCGTCGCTCGAACTCGCGGTCAGGGTCTCGGCGGTCGTGACCTTGGTGGCCGTACCGACGTACACGATCGCGATGCCGTCCAGGTACTCGGCCCACAGCTTCATACCCATCAGCGCGAAGCTCTCGCCCACGGCGTGCTTGTAGTCGCCCTCGGCATGGAAGCCTATGAGGTTGGTCTCGCCCTGGACCGTGTAGGACAGGCCCAGCTTGGCGAAGTCGCTGTCGCCGGGGTCGACGTAGTACAGGTCGATGTTCTCGGTCGGCGTCGCGATGACCACGCCTGCGGGGATCTCCGAGGTGAGGATCATGCGGTCAGCGCCCATGAAGTTCTCGACGTACTGGATGCCGAACTGGGTCTGTACCGTGAGGTCGGCAGCTCCCAGGTAGCGGTACGCGTCGAGGGTGTTGACCCAGACCACCACGGAGGTGGCGTCGCGGCGCATGCGCTTGAACTTGTCGGTGACGTTTCCGATAGCCATGGCGATGGCCATCTGGAACGTGGTCTCGGCGGAGACGAGGGAACCCGTCTGCATGAAGTCGTAGAACTCGTCCAGCACCACGGTCTGCAGCTCTCTCAGGAACGCGTCGTCGGTCTTCTCGACCGCGACAGCCGCGCCCCACTTGTCCACGGCCTCGATCGAGACCGCCTTGGCGTACTTGCGCATCTCGATGTCGGCATACGCCACGGGGGCGATGCTCACGGTGCTGTACGGGATCTCCTCGCCCTCGCCCACGGCACCGTCCGCCAGGGTGACGGTCGCGATGCTCGACGTGAGGACCGTGCCAGGTGCCTTGCGGATCGGGCGCATGATGCCCAGGATCTCGCGCAGGGCGGTCCAGTTCTTGTTGAATCGGGTGACGAAGTCCACCTCGCGGGCCGCGATGGTGAAGTTCGCCTTCTTGATCAGGTTGCTCTTTGCCATCTCTACTCCTTAAGTAGTGTGCCTTATGCCAGCCCGAACAGCTCGGGGTTGTCGGCGATGGCCGCTTGGCGCTCCGCAGTGTCGGTGATCGCCATGATCTCGTCCCGCGTCTTCCCAGTGCCGCCGCCACCAGGCGGGTCATCCACGGAGGCTCCCCTCGTGATCGTCTTGGTCACGAAGTCGCCCCACTCGCTCTTGATGGACTCCGCCAGGGCCTCGCTGTCCTCCAGCTGGCCGTCCTTCACGCTGACCTTGCCCAGGTCGGTGACCCGCATGATCGAGTCCACGCGCTTGGGGTCCACGCCCTGCTCCAGCAGGAGATGGCGGTACAGGTCGGACTTCTCCTTGTCGGCAGCCTCCTTCTCGGCCTTGGTCCTGAACGCCTCGAACGCCTCGTGCTCGGCGTTGTACTTGGCCTCCCAGTCCTCGGTCGGCTGAGCCGCCTTGAGGTCCTCGACCTCCTTCTCCAGGGCGGGCACCCTGGCCGCAGTGTCTCGCAGCTGGTCGCGCTCGTCCTTGATGGACTGCAGGGTGGCCTGGTGCTCGGCCATGATCTGGTCGCGCTGGTCGCCCTCGATGCCCATCGACTTCAGCAGTGCGTTGGTCAGTGCCATGTTCAAGCTCCTTTGTCTCGGCGGGCGTTGTCCTGCCCGTTTGCTCTTAGCTCCACATTATACCACGCGCACGCGGGGCGCGTCAAGATACTGCCTGCAGGAGGGTCCCGCCACGGGTTGACAGCCGACCGCCCGCGCCAGCCTCCCGCCATGGGCGCCGTCCCGCGTGTTGCGTTGCATGCAACCGTTGCATCATGCAACAGGCCCCTCTCGGGCGCTTGACGGCCCGACATGCCCCATGACCTGGGGCGCTGTACGTGTTGTATTGCAGGCGTTGCGTGTTGTATTGTATTGTATCCCCCAAGGGGAATACAATACAATACAACACACGACCAATCGCCCCGTTGCATTGTTGTATTGTATTGTTGCATAGATGCAACACATTACCTCAGGGACTTGACATACTGCAGGGTCCAGCACACGTCCAGGGCGTACAGCAGGGACCAGCAGTCGGGGTGGGTGCACGCATATGCCGCAGCCAGGATCTCGTCGCCGAGGAGCTGGTAGCACAGGTCCCGACAAAACGACCTCATGCTACTGGCCCCTAAGCTCCGACTCCAGGATGCCCCTGTACTCGTCCCCGTGGTCGGAGGCCGCTGGCCTCAGGAACGGCTGGGCCTTGCTTCGGGAGGTCCCGAACTCCACATGAGGGCCGTACTCCACGTTGGTGCCGATGTACGCCGCCATCTCGCCCCCGTCGATCGCGTGGGTGATGGAGTTGCGCAGGCGTCCAGTGTCCACGGGGCAGAGCCGCTTGGCGTAGCCCTCCGCCACCAGCCCCACCTTCTCCAGGCCCCGCATTATCGCCCTGGGGAGTTCCTCGGCGAACTCGCCGCTGTTGTCCTCCCTAATTACTACGTCGGCCACCGCCGTGCTCCCTCCTCCACAGGTCCTGGCTCGGCTCAGGAGGGGTGTCTCCGTCCCCCATCGAGAACACAGGCCCGATTAACGTACCGTCCTGATAGGCGTACACCACGCCTGTCTCTGGATCCCTCAGGAACTCCACCATCTACGGCCTCCTTATGATCAGCTTGGTCCTGTTCAGCACCACCGTATAGCTGCCCGACTCGCCATGTCCTCCCGCGTTTATGGCGTCGTATCCCATGGCTGCGGCGAAGGAGCCAGGGTCCATGCTCCTGTACTTGTCGGCTGCGTCCATGGCGTCCCGATACGCTCCCTTGTACTTGTCCACGACCCTCTTGGCCTCCTGCAGCCCTATCCTGTCCTCCAGCTCCTTGGCCGCTCCCCACTCCTCGTCGGTGGCGGTGTGCGTTATCTCCTTCTTGATGATCAGCATCTCGTCCTGGCTCGCGTCCTTCACCGACTCCAGGAAGATCCTGTCGCCCATGCCCTCCTTCAGTCCCGATATGTCGTCGAACTTGACTATCCTCGCGCTCGGGTCCAGGGTCATGGTCTCCACGTAGCTCACTGGGTCGTGGGTCAGCCTGTCGGCCTCCCTGCATGCATCCAGGTTGATTCGCTTCCTGGTGTCGTTACCTATGCGGTCGACGACCTTCTTCACATCGTCAAACTCGCCTTCCTTGAACAGTTCGTATCTTGCGTAGGTCATGGCGTCGTCGAACTGTGAGGCGGGCAGGTTGTTCCTGACCCAGTCCTCCACGAATTGGGCCTTGACGTCGTCAGATACCTCCATGTGGGCGAACCTGGACTGTCCCAGCTCGGTGTAGTGGTCCATCTCGCGCCTGATGCCGTCCGTCAGGGTCCCCGTGTAGTCGGCGGCAGCGTACATGCCCTGGCCGTACTGAGCGCCGCCCGTCGAGCAGTCCACGTACCACTTGCCAGAGTACAGCTGCTCGCGGTAGGAGTCGAGCACCTCCTGGGTCGGGGCCGAGTACGACCTCTGCATGATCAGCCCCTCGCCTCCGTTCGCCTCGCGCACCATGCGGTCGAACTCGTCGGCGTCCATCACCCTGGGAAGCCCGTCGAAGCCCTGGGCGTCGAGCACGTCCTCGATCTCGAAGTCGAACTCGTCGGGCCTGCGCTCCCACGTGCCGAGGATGTCCTGGCCCTCCACCACGCCACGGGCCAGCCCGTCGTCCGCGATGACCGAGTCCTCGACTAGGCTGCCCTCCATGCGGTCGCGAGCCTGCTGCTTCCAGTCCTCGTAGGTCGTGTCCTCGGGCAGGCGGTCGAACCTCGCCGCAGCGGACTGGTCGATGCCGTCCACCGCCGCCACGAGCGTGCACCTGCAGTTGTAGACCTCCTCGGGCGGTCCCTGCGGGTCGCCTGGGAACCTCAGCTCGTCCCCGTTGGCGGTCGTGAACGTGCCACCCACCTCCACGCGCTCGCCGTCCAGCAGCACGTGGGTGTCGCGGGTGCGGTCGTCCAGGGTCGCCATCCACTCCTGGCGCATCTCTATCCCCAGCTCCTCGGCCCGCTCGTAGGAGCTTACGCGCCCCGCGTTCTCGGCTCCCGTGCACGCGGTCCTCGCGGCACGCACCGCAGCGGCGCGGTCCGACCCGTACACCTCGGCCATGCGCTGGGCTATGTGGGGTATGCTCTCGCCCTGCAGGATCCCCTGGGTGACCGCCGCCGTGAGCTTCTGCTCGGTCCAGGCCCGCACCTTGGCCGCGTTCGGGCGGGGAGGCTCGAAGAGGCGCTCGCCGCGCCCCATCAGCTCCCTCACCGTGCTCTCGTCCTGCAGGTTGAAGCGGGTGTCGAGCCTCGCGGCGCGGTCCACCTCGAAGGCGGACCAGTTGGCGTTCTCGGCGTAGATGCTCGGCAGGCGGTCCTCCACCAGCGCCATGGCCCGCTGCGTGGCCTCGGTGGCGTCCCTGGACAGCGACTCGACCATGCCCTCCAGGTATCTCCTGTCCATGGCCTGGTCGCGCTTCCAGGCGTCGAGGGCCTTGCGTGCCTCGGGCGTGCCGTCCAGCTCGGCGGTGCGCTTCGCGAGGCCCTCCTCGTACTTGGCGAGGAACTTGTCGAGCTTGGAGCGCATGTCCTTCACCGCCGTGCCGTACTCGCGGGACATGCGCCTCTCCAGGGCCTCTATCTGCTCGTCTGTCCACCTATGTGCGCGGTCCATCTACCTACTCCTCGGATGGGAGACCACCTGCGGGAGGCTCCTCGGCTGCTGCCATGATCCCCATCATGTCCATGTCGGACGCCTCCTGCGCCTCCATGATCGCCGCGATCTCCGAGCTGTCTATGTTCGGCAGCTTCGAGAGTATGGTCTGACGGTCCAGGTACGGGGCCTCCAGGACCACCATCTGGACCTGCTCCATCTGGTTGGAGATCCGCTTGCGCTTGAACCTCGGCGAGTCGTCGATCCCCTGGATGGCGAGTATCTGGTGGATGGCCTCGCCCACGCAGTACTCGAAGTCGGAGGCGCGGTCGTCCATCGGCTGGTAGGCCGCGTCTATGTGGTCGTTGGTAGCGCCCGCCGCCACGGTGTGCACGTCGAGCGCGCCGAAGTCCTCATATATCCCAGCGCGGATCTCGTGCAGGTACGTCTCGCGGGCCTGGTACGGGATCTCCTGGGTGAAGGGAGTCACCTTGCCGCCAGAGGCGGAGTCCACGGGGGCGATGTGGGTGAGCTTCATGCGGTCGCGGAACTGCGCAAGCTCGGCGTCCGTCATGCCGCCGTAGTTCTCCACCAGCCAGTAGATCATGGCGCAGTCGGTCATGTCGTTGGCGAAGCCGCTGCGCACCAGGTCGAAGGAGTCTATGGCCTGCTGCATGCCCACCAGCGTGCTCTGCTGCAGTCGGCTGGCGTACATGGGGACTATCGGGAGCCTGCCGTAGCTGTCCTCGCCGATGACCTCCGCCTCGCCGTCCGCCTCGGTGTAGCGGTACGTGGTCTTGTACCCCACCACTACCTCCTCGGGGGCGAAGTCGTCTCCCTGTCCCGCGAGAGGGCGCAGGTCCCTGCCCTCGTCCTCCCGCCATCGGCTGTACCCCTCCTCGCGGTACAGGACCACGTTCAGCGGGCGCTTGCGGTCGGCGTCGTCCAGCCTCCAGTATCGGATACCAGCGCGAAGCTCGCCCGTGTGCTCGTCCCAGAACGGGACGAACTCGGTCACCTTGAAGCGGTGAAGGCGGTCCAGGTTCCAGAACGGGAAGCTGACCCCGTGTATCAGCGCGTAGTACGCCGCCTCCGTGATGTCGTGGTCGAAGTACTTGCCGAGCGCCTCCTTGGTGGTGTCCTCGCCCTCCTCGTCGGGATCCAGGAAGCTGACCCCGTTTCCGAGGCTGTACTGGACCCGCTGCGTGTTGAGCGAGTTGAAGAAGTTGCTCGCTATCTTGGAGTTGCTCGCGGTGTAGTCCTCCACCTCGGATCCCCCGAGCGTGTATAGGATGCGCACGTACTCGTTGATGGTCTTGTTCTGCTGATGGTCGTACAGGTCGGCCACCTTCGCCGTGCGCACCAGGGCGCTCGACTCGTGGCGGTCGATCGCGGACCTGATGAAGTGGCTCAGGCCCTCGTCGTGCGGACCGATCAGGTCCTGGTATGTGTAGATCGCCATGCGTTACCTCCTGATTCCGTGTTCCAGCGGCGACTTGTAAGGCTCGTTGGGCCTATATATCCTCCTGGTCTTGACGAAGTACCTCATGGAGTCCATGCAGTGGTCCTCCACCTTCACGGGGCGGTCCTCCAGGCTGGAGTCGTCCCAGACGTACCCCTCGAACTCGCGGCACGTCCCCTCCAGCGCCCGAGATATTCGTATGCGCCCAGTCTGCAGGCACACCGCCACGTCGCGGATCCCGTCCAGCACCGCGTTGTCGGCGGGCAGCGTGCGGAAGGTGCGCTCGCGGCAGCGCCTGAGGGCCTCCAGGAACGACGCCGCGCTGGGGTCCACTACGACCTGAGGCTCCCCCGGCACCTCAGCGCAGAGCGCCACCACGTCGGCCACGTAGTCGTCGTCGGTCTTGAGGTGCCCCTCGTCGCGCCCCGAGTATCGGAACTCGCGGACCGCGTGCCACACGCCCGCCTCGTCGAGCGCCCACACCAGCGCGGCGAAGGCGTTCATGGTGCCGTAGTCCACAGACACGCACCAGTCGCGCGCTCGGCTCACGGGCAGGCCCTGGGCGTTGCGCACCACCTGGCCCGAGGAGTCCCGCAGGTACGGGTCCCAGGGGTCCTCCAGGGCCTGCTCCCACATGGGATAGATCAGGCCCTCGGCCTGCGCCCACAGCCCCTCGATGTAGCGCTTGTAGTACACCGTCCCCGCGTACTCGGCCTCCAGGCTGCGCACGTACGAGGGCGGGAGGAAGGGGTTGTCGTATATGGTGTAGTGCTGGTGAAACATGTCTATGCCCGAGCCTGGTGCCATGGCCTGGTCGATGAACTGCTTCACGTAGTGCCTCGGCCCCGCTGGGTTGCACGCCCCGTGGCACTCGCTGTACTCCAGCGAGAGGCGGGACTTGAGCATCTCGAAGACCTCGTGGTGCACGTCGCACAGCTCGTCCACGTAGGCGAACTTGACCTCGGACCCGCGCAGCTTCGACACCTGGCTGACCTTCTCCGCGCCTATGCAGTAGGCCCGCTCCCCGAACAGGGTGCACCAGTTGCGCGAGTTTATGTCGCCCACCATGCGCTCGCCCCAGATGTCGCGCATGGGGGTGAGCACGTTGCGCTCGATAGACTCGCGGGACACGCCTATGATCAGGTTTATTCCCTTGAGTCCCCTCCCCGCCAGCACGCGGTCTGGTATGGTGTGGCGCACGGCCAGGTGGGACTTGCCCGAGCGCACAGCTCCCGAAGCTATGTTCCATCGGTGATGGGCCTCGCGCACGTACTCGGCCTGCTTCTCTGTGAGGACTATCTCATGCACCCTGGCCCTCCTGGACCTCTCCCCCGGGCAGGGCCTGGGCATCTGTGGCCGTCGTGGCGATGGTCACGAGCACGTCGCGCACCGCCGCGATCTCCTCGGCGCTCGCGTCGAGCGGAGCCTGCTGGATCCTCCAGCGGTCGGACCTGCGCGAGTACAGCCACGCCAGGCACGCCTTGGTGTCCGGCGGCACGTGCTTCTCGCGCCTGTGGGTGACGCGCAGCTCGCCCTCGATCAGCTCCTCCTCGACCTCCACGGACGTGTACCCCAGCGCGCGCCTCAGCAGCGCATTCTCCACCATGGCGTTCACCAGCTCGTCGGTCTGCTGGATAGCCGCCTCGAACTTCGGCTCCTGAGAGCGCCACTTGCGCAGGGTCCCGTCCGTGATCCCGATCAGGTGCGCCACGCGCTCGAAGCTCGCGCCCTCGCGCCTCCATCCCGCCACGAGCTGGATGCCGTCGTCGGACAGCCAGAACGCCTTGCGCTCGCTCCTGCCCTCGTTGGTGTCTGGGAAGTCTATGTAGGCCACTCCCGTCCTCCATTCCCTAGTTTGCCGCCATTGTACCATGCTCGCGCCCGACCTGTCAAGCTGTGGAGACTCTGTGTAGATAAATATTGATTGTCAAAAAGATACTTGACAGACGGAGCTTCCTGTGGTATAATATTTATATAAGGTTAAGGAACACGAGGAAGGACCCAGAGATGAAGCGCACCGAGACCAAGTACAGCTACGAGCACGCGAACGAGAGCACCACCACGATCCAGGGCGAGACCTGGCTGGTATGGGACAACTACGCGAGGCGCAGCACTGAGGCTCGTCGTGCCGAGGGCGGGGAGACCAAGGCCATCAAGACCATGGGTTACCTGAGCAACGACCTGAGCGTGCGCAAGGCGATCGCCGCGAGCTTCGGCCTCGACAGCTTCCGCAAGTAACCGACCATCCGAGACCCCTGAGGAGGACACCATGACTTACTTCTACGCCATCACCGACAGCAGCTTCGGACTCGCCATGTCGCCGATCATCAGGTCCGAGAGCGAGCAGGCCATCCGCCAGGCGATCGCCTGGAAGATAAGGCGCGGGTACCGCACCCGCCAGTGCGACGAGTCCATGGTTGGGAAGGTCATCGAGGCCAAGCGCCAGCAGCCCGAGATCTTCAGCCACGACCCCGCCTGGGTGCGGGACGTGAGGCTCGACGGGTCTCCTCTCCCCTGGGAGTACCTGAGCTGCTTCTAGCTTATGTAGACCCTGTGTAGGCAAATCCCCTTGTCAAGTAATACCTTGACAAGAGGACCTGCCTGTGGTATAATGGTTATGTGGTTGAGGAACGGAATGGAAGGAGCCACGAAATGACGAGCGAGAACACGATCCGCCTGCAGTGGTGCGGCAAGCAGAGGGCCGTTGAGGTCCAGGACCTCAAGCCAGGCATGGTAACCATGTGGAATGGCGGGGTCACCGCCGAGGTCGCGGGAGTCAAGTCGAGCAAGAGCGGCAAGACGCACCAGATAGTGTACGCCGATGGCAAGATCGACAGCCGCAAGATGCGCACGGGCCGACTGGTAGCGATCGCATAGGGAGGAGAGGGACCATGAAGAGCATAAGATATCGCAAGTTCGACGAGCAGGGGTACTTCAGGGGCGAAGTCGAGAGTGCCCCGAAGTACACGGTGCGGGGAGCCATGGCGCACCTGCGCCGCAACGGGTTCCGCCCGATGTTCGACACCGACCGAAAGCTGGTGTACGTCTGGACCAACGGGCGCGGTATCAACGCGTACATCCACTAGGAGGTGGGAGACCATGCTGTGGAAGATGTGGATACACTACGGGGACGACCCCCTGGTGGTGGAGGCCGACACCATGGACGAGGCCATGCGAGCGGCCAGGAGGGTGCACCCAGACTACTGCACCGCCCAGCCCATGGACGAGCACGAGGCCGAGGAGTACAGGGACATCGCGATGAGGGAGCACTTAGAGTGCCACAACGTCGCAGAGGAGTGGTGAGAGTTCGAGTGCTCGGAGTGCGGGATGTATGCCGACTTCGGGTCTGATCTTCACATGGTGAATGTATGCCCACATTGCAGAAGGGAGATAACAAGATGAAGTTCAGGGAAGTACATGAGGACATGGAGCGCTACCTGCGGGAGGACTGCTACTGTCCAGGCGAGATCTACGGGGTCGACGGGTTCTTCTACCAGGTATTCACGGTGGACGACGAGTGCCGCCTGATCGAGCGCAGCGAGGACATGACGGCAGTGATCGCCACGACCCAGAGGGGAAGGCAGGAACTTCCGAAGCCTCAGGCGATCATGTTCTGGCACGACTGCGGGGACGGGATGATCGTCGACGCCCAGCGCGTAGACGCCACCGAGAACAACGTCGAGATCCTGCGCACTATCGTCCAGGGCGGGAAGCCGGACGGGCGCAAGATCGACGAGTTCGAGCCTGGGAGCCTGGAGAAGCAGGTCAAGAAGGTACTCGACATGGCCGACCTGATCATGGTCGACTAACCTGTGTAGATCCTGTGTAGACAGCCACATTTGTCAATCTAGTACTTGACAAATGGGGCTGCGAGTGGTATAATAGTAGTATGAGGTCGGGGACAGGCCCCGAGACGTAGAGAATGGAAGGAGACCTCAAATGGCGACCACGAACATGGACAAGTTCACCCGCACGATCGACGGCAAGGAAGTCACCTACAAGATGACGGAGAAGGGATACTGCTTCCGCGACGGCGTGCGCATCAAGAAGGAAGAATTCGCCGAGGCCAAGATCGCGGCCATACGCGAGGAGAAGGAGCGCCAGGAAGCACAGCGCGAGGCCCGCCGCGAGCAGGTCGCACGCGCCAAGGCAGCAGTGGAGCGGTCGGAGGACCCGAGCCGTGAGGATTACGAGGACAGGAGGAAGGAAATGAACATAATCGAGATCGACGGCGTGGAGTGGGCCAAGGACCACATCAACAAGAAGTACTACCGCGACGGCGTGAAGTGCTCCAAGGCCGAGTTCGACCGCGCCGTGGGCATCGGCGACAATAAGGACGGCAAGCCCGCCCGCAAGCCGCGCAAGTCCAAGGACGTGGCCTTCGAGCACGAGGGCGTGACGCTCACCGCCAAGCAGGCCGACTTCCTGCGCGAGCTTGAGGCCGCAGGGGAGGGTGCGCTCGGCAACTTCCTGGCTGGCTGGTGGACCGACTGTATCTGCGACGAGATCGGCGGGCAGTTCGCTGGCAAGCCGATGGCTGTGGGCGCGATGATCTCGACCCTGTGCGAGAAGGGCCTCGGCACCCGCTCCAAGGAGCAGCGCGAGACCGACAAGGGGCGCACCAAGAAGGTGACGAGCTTCTGCCTGACCGACCTTGGCCGCGAGGTCTGGGCCGCGATGGGGCTGCGATGATGGCCGCGCTGGACAGGTTCGGGGGCCCCGAGTCCTGGGACCTCCACTGCCAGCGGCAGGAGGAAGAGTACGCGGCCCTGATCTCTGGGGCCACGTGCCTGGACTGCGGGCACTGCGTCAGATGCGACCTGGAGGGCCATGAGGACGTGGGGTACTGCAGGATGTACGAGGAATGGGTGATGTCGGAGGACACGCCCGAGACTATGGAATGTGAGGTGTTTCAGCTATGACGGAGACTAGGGGAGAGCGGTGGCACCACGAGGCGGAGGCCCATGTGGTGAGAGACGGGCTGGCGATGGCTGCGACGTTGTTGGCGGGATGGCTGCTGGTGACGGTGGTGGGATGCGCATCTGCACAGGCTCACCAAGTGCCGCAGGACGGGGAGCCGGGGGTCGAGTTCGCCTACGTCCACGACTGGGCGGAGCCGAAGGTGCCGAGCGGGATGGTGAGGGTAAAGCAGGAGATGGACGCCAGGGCCGCAGAGGCGGCGCAGGAGGCCGCTGTCGCAACCGAGGTGGCACCAGAACCCGATTACTGGGATGGAACGGCTTACAGCGGCTCATATGACCCCGAGCTGAACAACAATCCCGCGTACATCAACGGCGGCCGTGGCTACGACAACCCCTTCCAGTCGGACGGCGTGGCCAGCATCGGGGACCAGGAGTTCAACTGGTACTCGCAGAACGTTATGCCCGGAGACGGGTTAGAAGAATTGAACGCTAACGGCCGCCACGTTGACGAGGCGACCGGCTTCGTCATGGATGGCGACGGCTACATAGCGGTGGCGAGCCCATGGGGACGGGACAAGGTAGGCACCGTCGTGGATACGCCGTTCGGTCAGGGCAAGGTCTACGACGCCAACGAGGGCGGCGCGTACGACCTGTACACGGACTTCTAGGAGGGGGGAAATGGCAAGGGACGTTAACCAATACGAAAGCATCATCCTGGACAAGCTGGTGGCCCTGAGCGACGCGCATGCGGACACTCGCGATATGGAAATGCTCAACAGAATCGAGTTCGCCACATTCGTGCTGCTCGACTGTGTCTCGATGTTCCGCGAGCCGACGTGCGAGCTGGCGGTCGAGGACGGGTTCGGCGCGATGGTGGACAAGGGGGCGAAGTAGATGGAGGGCATCGAGAAGCTGCGCGAGCTGGCTAGCACCGAAATGGCGTGGATGGAGCTTGCTCCGAGCGACTTAGAGCGCATCGCCGACGAAATAGAGCACGAAATAGCTGAATTGTATATGCCCCTGCCAGTGGACGCAGACGGCGTGCCGTGGACGAAATCAGACAAGGTGTTCTTTGTGGAAAACGAGCAATCGCCAAGAAACATCACGGCGTTCTCGTTCGAGTTTGCAGAGAACAGATGGCTGATAGAGGACGATGACTGCTGCACTTTCTACGCAGACGAATGCACCCACGCCAAGCCCGACCACGTGAAGGAACTGCTGGAAGAGCTGGTCGCGAAGGTCGAGAACGACGTGAACTGGCGCTGCAATGCAAGTGACGAAATCGACTGCATGACCGCCCGCATCCGAGAGGTGGTGGACGCATGACCGACCCTAACGTGTGGGGGCGCAAGCGGGAGCGGCACGATGATCCGAACATAGCATGGTCGCTATGCAACGGGTGCCAGGAGCTGACGGTGAAGGAGTGGGCGCTCAAGACTGGCGGCAAGCCACGCATGGGCCAGGACGGCAAGCGCCACCAGCCGTACTACTGCAACAGGATGAAGGAAGAGCTGTCCCGCGAGCGTATCTACGAGATGGCGGAGTGCGACTGCCCGATCGGCAGGAAGCTGCCGAGGAGGAGGTTCAGATGACTAAACACACTAGAGCACCGAAGGTCCCTCCAAGGTGGCCCGCACAGGAGGAGGCGCTCCAGTTCGCCCTGGAGCGCCCTGCCTGCATGCTGGACATGGAGATGGGATGTGGAAAGACCCGCGTGGCGATCGACGCGATCATGGCGAGGATCGAGGTGCGGACCGTGCTGGTGGTCTGCCCCAAGGCCGTGATGGGGGTGTGGCCCCGCGAGCTGGCGAAGTACGCCGAGGAGGGGAGCTACTGCACCTTCCAGCGCAAGGCGGGCGAGACCGTGCGCAAGACCGCCGAGCGCCTGTGGGACTTCCTGAACATGGACAAGACCGCAGGACAGGTGACGGACAGGATCAAGCGGATCGTAGTCATAAACTATGATTCGGTATGGCGCAAGCCCCTCGGGGACTACCTGGTCAGGCTCGCCGACCGAGGCGACCTGCAGATGGTAGTCCTTGACGAGAGCCACCGCGCCAAGGCTGCAGGCTCGAAGGTGTCCAAGTACCTCGCCATGTTGGGGCGAAGGGTCCCCGTGCGCATGTGCCTGTCGGGGACGCCGATGGCCAACTCGCCACTGGACGTGTACGGTCAGTACCGCTTCCTGGACCGCTCGATCTTCGGCACCAACTACGAGAGCTTCAAGCAGCAGTACGCGGTCCTGGGCGGTCCCGAGCGCAAGTTCGTCGTGGGATACAAGAACCAGCAGGAGCTTATGGCCCGCTTCCGATCGGTGGCCTACACCTGCCGCATGTCCGACGTGGCCGACAGGATCAAGCTCCCCGAGGCTCTGCCTCCAGTGAGGGTGGGAGTGGAGCTACCTGCACGGGATATGTCCACGCTGGCCGACCTCTCCGAGGAGTTCGTGGCCGAGTGCGCGGGCGGATTCGTGACCGCCACCAACGTGCTCGTGAAGATGCTGCGCATGCAGCAGATATGTGCGGGCTTCTGCCCCGTCCAGGACGCGCCGCTGGAGGACGCCGAGACCCGCGAAATCAACACCGCGAAGGCCGACGCCCTGCGCTCGATTCTGCAGGACCTCCCGCCCGACGAGCGCGTGGTGGTGTTCTGCGTGTTCCAGCACGACCTGGCCGAGATCAGGCGCGTGGCGCTGCTGGAGGGCAGGCCCGCGTTCGAGCTTTCGGGCAGGGAGCACACCCTGGAGGACTGGGCCGATCATTACGGGGACCGTGGAGGTGTGATCGCCGTCCAGATCCAGGCGGGGGCCGAGGGTGTGGACATGACCTGCGCCCACCACGCCGTGTACTTCAGCCTCCCCCACTCGCTGGCGCTGTACGACCAGTCGAAGGCCCGCCTGTACCGCCCGGGGCAGGACGGGCGCGTGTCGTTCCTGCACCTGGTGGCCGAGGGGACCGTGGACGAGGCCATGTACGAGTCGCTCCAGCGCAAGCGCGACGTGATCGACGCGATCCGCGAGGGGACCTTCGACTTCGGGTACATGAAGCGGTAAATCAACACTTGACAATCACCTTGCAGCCATGTTACAATGATTGCATGGTGCAACTGTGTTGTTACAACAGAGAGGAGCAAGACATGAAGGATGGAGCACCCAAGAACCGCCTGCGCGAGCTTCGCGACCGCAGCCGCCTGACCCAGCAGGAGGTGAGCACGCTGACGGGCTACACCGTCACCGCGATCTCCCGCCACGAGAACGGGAGCCGCAGCCTGTCGGAGGAGGCCATCGCCAAGTACGCCGCGCTGTACAAAGTCCCCACCCATCAACTCTTCGTTAGCCCACAGGGGGTGTACGAGGATGACGACGACTAGCGACCTGGCCCGCGAGTACGTGGACTCTGGCTGGTCCGTGCTGCCCGTCAAGCCCGACGAGAAGCGCCCCTACATGTCCAACTGGCTGCAGTACGAGCGCCAGCGGGCCTCCCGCGATCAGGTGGACGGCTGGTTCGCCTCCCTGTCGGGCGCGGGCGTCGGGGTGGTGACGGGCAAGATCTCGGGCATGGTCGTGCTCGACGTGGAGAGCGACTGCCCGACGCCGATCGAGGAGCTGCTGCGCCGCTGGCCCACCCAGCTCGTCAGCCGCACGGGGTCTGGTGGGTTTCATTTATTTTATTCTTATCCCCAGGGCGTGGGACGCATCTCCAACAGGGTCCGCATCTTCGAGGGCATGGACCTCCGTGCGGACGGCGGGTTCATAGTGCTGCCTCCGACCCTGCACGCTAGCGGGGGCCGCTACGAGTGGGTGAGGCGCGGCCCCATGGGGGCGTTCCCCAGGGAGCTGCTCGACATGGACAGCCGCCCCAAGGCCCAGGAGGGCGACGGGTGGATCACAGATGCCCTGCGGGGCGTGGCCGAGGGCGGGCGCAACGACACGTGCGCGAGGCTGGCAGGATACTTCTTCAAGAAGGGCCTGGCCGACGACGTGGTGGGGGAGCTGCTGCTCGACTGGAACGAGCGCAACGATCCGCCGATGCCAGCGCGGGAGGTCCGCGCCACGGTGGCCTCCATCGGGCGCTCCCACGCCATGCAGGGGCCGCAGTTCACCAGCGTCCAGTACGAGGACGACCGTGGAGCGCCCCAGGGAGCCACGGACGACCCCACGGGAGGCCCCAGGTCTTTCGACGTGGTGCGCATGGCCGACTACGTGAAGGGCTATGGCGGACAGGGCGTGTCGTGGGCGGTCGCGGACTGGCTCCCCGACGCCTCGATCACCTTCCTGGTCAGCCCGCCCGAGTCCTACAAGACCTGGCTGCTGCTCGACCTGGCCGTGAGCCTGTCGGCAGGCGTGCCGTTCCTCGGCAGCTACGAGGTGCTCAAGCCTGGACCCACCATGATCATCCAGCAGGAGGACAGCCATGCGGGCCTGACCGACCGACTGGCGCTGATAGTCGAGCAGAAGCTCGGCATGGACGCGATGATCGACGGCGACGAGTGGCAGGTGCCCTCGATGCCAGACCTCCCCATCTTCGTGCACCCCTCGCGCATGCTGAGGTTCGACGACAGGCGCGTGCTGGAGGAGATGGAGGCCCAGATAGCCGAGATCCGCCCGAGGGCGGTGCTGATAGATCCCCTGTACTCGACCACCACGCAGGTGGACAACTACATGGCCGACCTCGCCAACCAGATGATGGTGCTCAAGACCTGGCGCGACCGATACGGCTGCAGCTTCGTGCTGGCGCACCACAGCAAGAAGAACGTGGACCCAGACTCCACCGCCCGCGAGGACTCGTGGGGGTCCCAGTTCCTCAACGCGTTCCTGGAGGCGGGCTGGCAGATAAGGCGCAACCCGAGGCTGGCCCAGAACGAGGTCGTGGTGCGCCGTCACTCGAAGGTGATGGGCAACCAGTCGCCGATCTCGCTGACCTTCGACATAAGCACCCAGTACCCTATGAGATATACGGTCACTGCACGGGAGTATGAGTCGATGGCCCCAGGCGCTCAACAGGGGAGGCCCGCGCAGGCCGACCTGCTCGAGCTTCTCGCCGATCAGAGCATGACCCAGGCCGACATGGTATCGAAGACGGGCAAGAACCGCTCGACCATCAGCAGACAGATCAGGCAGCTGGAGGCTGCGGGCATGGTGGAGCGCATGCCAGACGGAAAGTTCAGGAGGACAGAGTAATGTGGTATATGGGAGGAAAGTTCAGACAGGGACGCGCCATAGCGGACACCCTGAAGCCGTACATCAACGAAAACACGACTTATGTGGAGCCGTTCCTCGGTGGGGCAAACTCTGCAGCCAGGATAGCCAGGGACTGTAAGCCAGGACATATGATTCTATCCGACATACTCCGTCCTCTAGTTTTAATGCACGAAAAGTGTTACAACGAAGGAACAGACTGGATGCGACTTGACGTCACGCGTGAAGAGTATGACCGCTATAAGAGAGATAAACCGCAGAATGACCCAATGACCGCGTGGCTAGGACTAGGGTATCAAATAATGGGAGACTACTTCTCTTCGTTTTGTCCCTATAAAGCAAAGAGCGCAAGGAACGGGCAGAGGAGGACCATCGAGTGGATGAGGAACTGCGAGGACGTGGAGTTCCTGTGCTGCAGCTATGACGAACTGGAGATTCCAGATGGTGCAGTGGTATACTGTGACCCTCCGTACGCAAAT